CGCTATGTGTATGAGACTTGCCCTGATTTTGTACGTGCAGGCGTAACAAGTTATAATAAAGGTAGTATTGAATTTGAAAATGGCAGTAGAATTATTAGCCAAACAACAACAGGAAACACAGGACGTGGTTTATCTATTTCACTACTATACTGTGACGAATTTGCATTTGTGCAACCTAACATTGCAGAAGAATTTTGGACTTCAATTTCACCTACACTAGCAACAGGTGGTCGTGCTATTCTTACAAGTACACCAAACAGCGACGAAGATACATTTGCTACTATTTGGAAACAAGCAGAAGATAAATTTGATGAATACGGAAACGAAAATGATACCGGTCGAAACGGCTTTCATGCTTTCCGTGCAGATTGGTGGGAACATCCTGACAGAGATGAGGAATGGAAAAAAGACGAAATTGGACGCATTGGTGAAGAAAAATTCCGTCGTGAATACGGATGTGAATTCCTAGTATTTGATGAAACACTAATTAATTCAATTAAACTAGCAGCTATGGAAGGAACCAATCCTTCATTAAACATGGGTCAAACACGTTTTTATGAAAAAATTGATCCTAAGAAAAACTATGCTATTGCACTAGACCCTAGTATGGGAACCGGTGGTGATTATGCAGCAATACAAGTTATTGAGTTGCCCACCTACAAACAGGTTGCAGAATGGCAGCACAATACAACAGCTATACCCGGACAGATACGTGTGTTAAATGACATATTAAAATACATTGCAGAACAACGTGGTTCAGATAACGGCATATACTGGAGTGTTGAAAACAACGGATTAGGTGAAGCAGCACTTATTGTAATAAATGATTTTGGTGAAGAAAACATGCCAGGATTGTTTATCAGCGAACCTATACGCAAAGGTCATGTGCGCAAGTTCCGCAAAGGATTTAACACAACACACAGCAGCAAAGTAAGTGCTTGTGCTAGACTCAAAGTAATGGTCGAAAACGATCAGTTGACTATCAAGAGTAAACCACTTATTAGTGAACTTAAAGCATACATTGCAACAGGCAGCAGTTATCAAGCAAAACCTGGTGCAACAGATGACTTGGTTAGTGCATTGATACTTGCACTGAGAATGATTGCAGTTATGAAAGATTGGGATCCTGCAATTTACAACAGCTTTGTACAAATAGACAACGAAATGGAAGATTACGAAGCACCCATGCCTATTTTTATAAGCAGCAACTTTTAGATAAATAACTATATGAAGAAACTAGATCAAATATCAGCCGACTTGTTTAACAAGATTAGAGGTCGTTTTGAAAACGTTACCATTGGTGATGAAAACGGTAAAGTAACAAATGTACCTGAAGATGCACGTTACTTTGATTTTGCATATCTAGCAGATGGCGTTGACTTGGGTAAAGTCAGTGTAGCTTTAGATGCAGAGCAAGGTCTTAGTGTAATTGTTGGTAGAGATTTAGTACAAGGTCAAATGGAAGACGTACAAGACGGCTGGTACAACTTTTTGAAAGAGTTACGTGTATTTGCCAAAAAACGTATGATGAAATTTGAAGTTAGAGATATTAACAAAAGCAACTTAAACAAAAGAGATTATGAATTCTTAGCACAAAACCGCAACGGAGAAAATACAATGGCCGAGTCAAAAATGTATGGAAACGATCGTACAAGTTTCCAAAAAGTAGGCAAAGCAAAAATAGCAATCAAGCATAGTGCGCCTATCAATGTAGAAAGTGCAAGCAGTCGCACTGGCAAAATTGCAAAGATTTTTATTGAAACACCAGAAGGTGAAAAATTTAGATTTCCATACAAGCATCTAGCAGGTGCAAGAGCAATGGCTCGTCACGTTGCAGAAGGCGGACATGCATATGATGACTTTGGCAAATACATTACTAGCCTAAGTGAAGAAATGCACAAAATTCGCAAGTTAAACACATACATGGGTCGCAGTGCTGTAATGGCAGAAACATTAGACCAATACAGTGATATACTAAAAGGCAGAGTTTCCGAAGTACGTAAGGAAATTGCAAATTTACAAAAACCTGCATATTATGCAGAAGCAGTTGCTAACTTTGTAGCAGCAGAAGCAGTTGAAGTTCCAGAAGATGTTGCTGAGAACTGGATCGATCAACTTACAATTAAACAATTCAATGAAGAATTAAAAGATGTATTTCCATATGTTTACAAATTAATTGGAGAGGCAACCAAAGCAGAAGAATTAGGCCCAGATGATTTAATGGACGAATCTGCACTTATGGCATATGCAGGCAAAAAGAAACACAAGGCTGAAAAAGAATCTATTGACGATATGTTGGAAGCAGCAATTGACCAACTAATGGGACAATTTGCTGAAGCAAGCACAAACGAAAGCAATATGAAAAAAGTTATTGATATGATTGCTAATTCTGATAATCCATCACAAATGGTAATGGACTTAGTAAACAAAGGCGGTCCAGTAGGCGATTTCTTATACAACGAACTAGAACAGTTAGCAGTTGAAGCAGGAACAACATTTAACAATGCTGAAGCAGAACCAGAAGAGTTTGTAGACGAATTATTAGCCAACATGGGCATAGAAGAAGACAAAGACGAACCAATGTCAGTTAAAATGACACCAGATGGAGGCATTGAAAAGGCTGATGAAAAACCAAAAACACCAATTGGGGAATTTATTCTGTCTTACTTTGATAGAGAAAACGGTACTTTCCCAAAAGGCGAAACAGCAGTACTTACTATGGTAGAAAAAGATTACGGTGAGCAATATGTAGAACCGGCTGCTAGATTTATTCAAAAAGTAGAATCAATGGTTGCGCAACGTCAGGCAGAAGAAATGGCAAGCAGCAGATATCCAGAAACAGATAGAATTAAAGCGTTAGCCGGTTTAAATTAATCGGCTAACATTTTGATAATTTTGTCAAAAATATACTTGACAAGATAAATAACTTTGTGTAGTATAGTAAATGTGCTACACAGTATTAGGCACAAAGCACATAGGCATTATATAAGGAGGCATAACTATGGCATCATTAGCAGAAATCCGAGCAAAGCTCGCAGAACAAGAAAATCGTTCAAGCGGTGGCAACACAGGCGGTGGCGATAACGCAATTTACCCATTTTGGAATATGAAAGAAGGAGAGCAAGCAACGCTCCGTTTCCTTCCTGATGGCAACGCAGATAACACATTTTTCTGGGTAGAACGTTTGATGATCAAACTTCCATTCTCAGGTGTTAAAGGTGACACAGGCTCACGTCCTGTTGTTGTAAATGTTCCATGTATGGAAATGTATGGCGAATCTTGTCCAATCCTACAAGAAGTACGTGGTTGGTTTAAAGATCCAAGTCTAGAAGATATGGGTCGTAAGTATTGGAAGAAACGTTCATATATCTTCCAAGGTTTTGTTACAGATGATCCATTAAAAGAAGATTCACAGCCAGAGAATCCGATTCGTCGATTCATTATTGGCCCACAAATCTTCCAATTAATCAAAGCAGCACTTATGGACCCAGATATGGAAGAACTACCAACAGATTATACTGCTGGTGTAGACTTCCGTTTGTCAAAAGGTTCAAAAGGCGGTTACGCAGATTACGGCGCAAGTAATTGGGCACGTAGAGAGCGTCCACTAGGTGATGCAGAGATGGCAGCTGTGAACACACACGGTTTGTTTAATCTAACTGATTTCCTTCCTAAAAAGCCAGACGAAACAGCAGTCAAAGTATTGACTGAAATGTTTGAAGCAAGTGTTGACGGTGAAGCATATGATGCAGATCGTTGGAGTCAATACTTCCGTCCTGCAGGTATGGCAGCACGTACAGGTGATCCAAATACTGCACCTGCACCACAACCAGCAGCAGCACCTGCTCCTCAGCCAACAGCAGCACCAGTTGCTGAAACAGTAAATGATACTGGTTGGCAAGATCCAGCACCTGCTCCAGCAGCACCTGCTCCAGCAGCAGAAGCAGCACCTGCAGAAGAATCAGCAGGTGGCGCACAAGACATTCTTGCAATGATCAGAGCACGTCAAAATCAATAATAGAAAGGGCTTCGGCCCTTTCATACGCTTTTTAGAATAGGAGATACGTATGGCTACAAAAGCATTCGATCCTTCCAAGTTTCGAAACTCATTAACAAAATCTATCAAAGGTATGAGTGCAGGCTTTAATGATCCGCAAGACTGGATCAGCACAGGCAACTATGCACTCAACTATCTGCTAAGTGGTGATTTCCGCAAAG